TTACCGCCGGATGCACTTAATGTAGATGGCGGCAAGGTAATACTTGCTATATTATCATTAGTTACAATATAGAAATCATCTGTAAGTTTAAACCCACTAATAGTTTCCATTTTAGCAGATGTGATTTTCTGGTAGTTAGAAAACCAATTAGCTCCAGTAGCTGCAGCTCCCATAGTTGTAGAGCTAAGATAAAAATTTAAATTAGTATCAAATTGTTTGCCATATAATATAAAGGTATTTGATATGCCAGATATGATATTAGTTAATGAACCGGTCCATGTACCTTCTATAGGAACCAAAGTACCAGTAGAAGAGTAATAAAGGTTACTTATATCTGGCAATCCGGATACAGTTACTGTTTCAGAGCACAACGATGCTGTAGTACTATAACTCGAAAGACCTGTGTAGCCTTGCTGTTGATATGAAAGATTTTCTGTTACTTCAGTAGGATCTAAAGGTGAATATATTCTGTTTTTTAAATCCACATTTATAAAATTACTATCAATTTTAAAGACGTTACCTGAAGTAGATTTTTTCTCAGGAAACAACCAACCCTTTATAGTAAATGACGTATCAACGGTCACTCTAAACATATCATTATATGTTGTATCTGTAGGTGTACTATACGTAAGATTACCGTTCCATAGAACTTCACTTCTAATTTCTTGGTCATATTCAGTTCCAAACTCTTCTGGAACTTTCCATGAAAGAATTATATAAGGATTGTTATAAGGAACAAAGTTCGAAATTATTTGATCAATATCTTGCATATATCTTGCAAGTATAGACATACTCACTTCAATATTAACAGGAACTGGCATTAAAAATTTAGATGAAACTTTAGAAGATTCATTTTCTTGAGCAGGTATATATGAAGGTTCCAATTTATTAAACACCCTACCATTATCTCTACTTATACCTTCTAAATTTATTGATACGACTGGTAGAGTTATGTTCTGCGCCTTGTTAATAATATCATACATTACGCGTTGTTTAGGTGCAAACACATATCTAACATCAATATTTTGTCGAGCTTGTCTATTTTTATCATATCGACTTATAACTACATCATCAAATGCAGCTACAAACTGTGTTAGTAGATTTTTAATCTCAAAATGAAATGCTCTGTTCTTCATTCGTACTTATATATTTATTACAAAAACCTGTCGATGAAATATTTCGGTAGTTTATGCTTATTATTTACTATACTTTCTACAATAGCTCCGTCTAAAATATAGGTAATACAGTGATCTTTATGTGATCGTACACCTCTTCCACATGATTGAATTCATTAGCTTTTCAATTCTTTTATCTTTAGTAGGTAAATATGGCGCTTTTACAATAATTTGAAATCTAGCTAGATCATCTCGTAAATCTACTCCATGACTCATAGAAGGTGACACTAATACTGTTGGATCATCATTTATATAATGTTGCTCTAAAATTAATTCATTTCTTACTCCAGGCTCTCGGCATAAGTATCTACTATCAGTAAGTTTTTGAGATAAAAAAGATGTTATAGTATTATTATGAGTATGAATAATGCCTTTATCGTTTTTATGGAAATCGCATATCTCTTTAATTTGAGTTACAATTTTAGGTAAACTGCGTTTAAGGTTATGAAAATTTAATTTTAACTTAGTATTACAATATATAGGAGCATTTTTTGCATCAAACGAAGATTCAGCTTCTACATATTTAAACTTTTTTATACCTAAACTTTTGCAAAAGTTTTTAGGATCAATAATAGTTGCAGACATTAATATAATTTTATCAGCATGTTTAAATAAATGATTAGATAGCTTATCAACTTTAAGAGGCATAAACGTTATACCTTTTTTATCTGCTTCATATAAGTATTCACTTTCATTCCACGTATCGATTATAAGAGATAATTTTGAATGTAAGTTTCTTAAAAAAATTAAATTCTTTTTTGACTCAATAATAAATTTTTTATTAATTTTATTAGTATTGTTTGTAATATCTTTTAAATCTTCAATACGATCATTTAGATCTAAGATAAGATCATTAATCCATTTTACAACTTGTAAACTATTTCTAGAATAAAAAGGTTTTATTTTAATTTCTAATTTACTTAGAGTTTCGAAATTTATGTTACATGAAAATTCCTTTACTAATTGATCTTCTAATTCCGCTGCTTCGTCACATATTAAAAACTGTCTCTTCTTTAAATGATCTGGTAATGAAAAAAACATATTATAATTTAAAGTATTAAACGTTGATGTTAATGCTTTATTACGTTGCTCATAATATGGGCAGTTATTTTTAGCCCAGCATTCTTCTTTTATTTTAGGTAAATGTAAACAAGGGGCTAGCTCAACTGTAAATCTATCATCAATATCACATGTATAATTTGACTTACCTTTTAATACCTGTACATCATTAAATAACTCTTTATACTGGTCTTGTAATGCTTTGGTAATAGTTAATGCCGTGCATCCAAATGACTTTTCTTCATTACATTCTTCTTCATACGAATAACCACCTCCCTGTGACCGTCTATAAGCTAGATAATTAGTTACTAGCTCTCGAAACTCTTTAGAAGGTTGATTAGATATATTACCTATAGTTTTAGATATAAAGGACTTTCCTGAACCAGTAGGAGCATTACACACTACAATTTTATAACCGTCATCAAAAGCTTGATCGATATTTTTTAGTAACTTTACTTGAGCCGGGTTAGGAGTATAACCATCCGGAAAACTTTTTAGTAACCCGCCAATCACACTTAATTGTATTATACTTTATTCAGAAGTCAATACGTATACTAGATTGTTGTAAATTTTTGACTTGGAAGAACTATCTAAAAATTTAACTCTATTCATCTGCCGCGTTGGTATAAATGAACTCAATTGATAATTTAAAACTGCAACATCTTCATCTCTATATGTTTTATACGGGTACGGTATTTCATATGATTTATTAGCTCCGTTATACTCTAAAGTTAAATTTATATAATATTGTTTGATTTGAAATATTTTTAGTTTACCTCTTTTGAGAATCTTTTTATCAGTTTTAATTACTATATCTTGCAGTAAATACGGCTTTAAAAAATCTGTTACTTTTTCTAAACTTATGTTCATGAATTCATAAAATTAAATTTTTGCCCAGCAGACATTGGGTATATATTTTCATTAAAGTATACCCAAAAATCCTCATCTGCAGGTATTTGTTGAATTAAATCGCATTGGTTCATATTAATATTTCTATAATTTTGCATCAATATATCCCAAGCAACTATTAAATTATCTGGTCCTAAATAAGATTTAGGAGCTCCTTTAGGAGGAAAATAATTAAGTGAAATTCTTCCATTTACAGAGTTAAGTAAAGACAGAGATTTTGTACAAAGCATTCTTCTCGTAGGTGATAATCCTGGTTTAATTATCCTACGTGGGAATCTAAGTTCGCATACATTATTCAAAAGAATACTATCAAGAGCTGCTTTTTGTATTAACATCTTTCTTTTTACAGATACCAAACATTCTCTCTTCGTTTAGAAAAATGCCTCTTCCTACAGTACCGTAACCTGGTATCTCTACCCCGCAAATAGTTACTCCCATATTATTAGGAAATAAAACTATATCGTCTTTTTTAACGTATTTTGTATCAGGGCCTGATAAAATTACTTTACCCTTTCTCCATGCTCGTGTTAATGTATTTGTAGGAACTAAGATACCATTCCGTTCAATTGTATCTCCTGTATTACCATCTTCTGTAAGATCAACATATTCAATTAATAGAATATCATCAAATAAAAAGGTTAAATCGTAATCCTCTAAACCAAAATCACCGGTATCTTTATTGGTTAAATCTATAAGACTTTTAGTAGGAGCTAAGTTATCAATGCTTGCTAATGCCATACAGCTATTTACTTAACTTATTGTCTTTTTCCAATGTCTTTGAACGTAATGTTCTGTTCTTTCTCTCTTTTATCTAGTTTATAATTTTTTCTATACTCAGTATTAACTGTTATTGCATTGGATAATAAAGAAAATGTCTTTGCAAACGCTTCAAACGCTGCTGTATCTTTTGGAAAACACGCTCCACCAAAACCTCTTTTATTATCGAAACCTGGCACAGTTGTATGGGAATGAGTTATGCGTGGATCAGAACCAATAGCACTTATAATTGCGTTGTAATTAGCGTTATGATCTTTTGTAATATCATAAAGCTGATTGAAGAAAGTAACTTTGGTAGCTAAAAAAGTATTTATACCGTATTTTACAAATGAAGCTTCGTGAGCGGTCATATGAAAAACCGGACACGGTCTACAAATACTGTGTTCATTATATGTCTTAAGAAGTTCATGTGTACTCTCTGTGGTACCTCCTAGTACTAACATGAACTGATTTACAAAATCTTCGTTTGCATTTTTTTCGGTTAAAAATTCAGGATTGTAAACAAACTTATCATATAAATTTGATAGTTTTTTTACTATATCTGGAGTAACAGTTGATTTAAGAACAATTAACGCATCGGTAAATTCATTAATCTCTCTACAGCATTCAAGAACTATAGAGGCATTTATACTACCATCTTTACCCATTGGTGTTGGAGCACAAACAAAAACAACATCTGGTTGAAATGATTCAAGGTCATTACATGTAGTATTGTAATTGGGATCAATTAAAAGCTTTTCAACATTATTACTAAAGCCATAATCAACTGCCTTACCGACAAACCCATGTCCTACTATACCAATTTTTATCATTTAACTATTTTTTTCTAACCAGTCTTCTAATTTAACTGATGGTATCCAACCAAGCAGTTTTTTAGCTCTATCCGTATCAGCTAATGTTTCTTGTGCTTCACCGAGTCTTGGTTCAATAAACTTGTAATCATCTCCTATAAGT